ATAATAAAGAAAGTTGGCTGTGCCCGAAGTCTCGGGATCCGTGCCGCTGATCAGAAACTGTACGGAGCCAGTCGGACCTGTTGCGGTGCCGGTAGAAGTTACATATGCCCAGCCAAACTTCCCCATAGGGCTATCCCACGCCTTCTGAACCCGACCAACTGTTGCCGGCATCCGTTCTAACACCAGCCGGCGAAATTGATGTTAATCCAGCTACAATGCTGGTGGTGGTGGCGTCACCACCACTGAGAAAAATTTCAGATATTTTCAATTCAAGGGGGACCGTTGCTGTGCCGGCCTTCACCTCGAAATATTCATTACTACCAATGCCAATAAGAGAAAATCCTACTTTAAGCATGGCGGTACCAGTATTAATAATTTGAACCCAACGGGTAACCATCGGAAATGTAACTTTTATAGCTGAGCTATTGGCACTAAGATTACCACTGCAAAATGGGCGTCCACTTACTTGATAGGCGCCTACATGATTGACTCCCGCGTTACGTGGCCATGTTGGGGTATAATTTGGCATATTTTAAATCTTCTGTTATAATGACTAACTATAGATAGTCAATACTTTTTATTTTTACGCCTTTCTTGTGCTTTCAAACGCTTAAGTTCTTCTCTTGCTCTTAGTCTTTCTGCCTTCGCGCGCTTCTCTCTTTTGACAATGGAGGGTTTCTTATAATATCTTTTTTCTCTAACTTCATCAATGATTTTTTCTTTTTTGACTTTTTTAAGAAATCTTCGAATCATTCGTTCAGGAATATTTCGACATTCTTTTGCTTTTACTAAAACATTTCCGCGTTTTTTCGACATTCTACACCTACTCCTGCTTCATTATTTCATGGCATGCCACATTCTTGATGCGCCGCCAATCAGTGAACTAATATCAACACCAGAATCAGAGGAGGCGCCCAGATCGATTGAGCCCGGGCGAGGTTCTGAGTGCGGCGAGGCGGCTGTGGTGCCTTCAAACAAGTCAACACCATTGTAAGCATCAGCGCCAATAGCATCCATTAATTTCTTACGAGTTACCAAATTGTGCTCTTTAGATTTTATTACTTGTTTTTGTATCACTTGAGAACTATCAACTTGGGGCCTTGTTTGAGCCTCAACAATCAAATTGTTTTGCATTCCTTTCGCCACTTCAGCAACCACACCAGACAGAAGCCCTTCTTCCAGAAGGACTTCGTTGACACACTCTTTTACAAGAGGTTTAATAAGCTGTTTTAAATCTGCTTTTTTCACTTATCACTCCTTGTCAATGCCGGCAATTTGATGCCAACGGGTGAGGGTTTCATTGATGGTCCCGGCGGCGGTTGGTAGAAAGTGCGGATGTCTTATTGTGAAGGCATCCCGAAAGCCTTTCTTGAATTAATCGCTGTGCGCGTTGTTTTGAGACATGTGTCTTTTTTTTACTCATTTGAAATATCTCCTACTATGTCATTAAGTAGTCTGTTAATTTTGTCTGCTCTCGTGAAAATATTTGGGCTCTCTAGATCCTTCGCCTCTTTTATCATGAAGGCGCCGGGAGTTGATGGTTCAGAAACAAAATCAAAACAAATTAATTGAAAATCATCTTCAACTATGGTTTGACCATTGTTTTCGGTGACTGACCCCATGCCTCGCGAGGAAATGCCAAGTCTAACTCCATCGTTTACAAGTTCTCTGAGAATTTTTCCAGAGGGGGTGCCTAAAACTTGAACCTTTCCCATTACAGAGTTGCCTTCCATCCAAACAGATGTCACCATGTGTGAGCAATTTTTTAAATTAATTACTGAATCGTCAGGATGATCTAGTTCACCCAGTGCGCGGCGCTCTTTGACTAATTTTTGATAAGTTTTTATTTCTCTCATTAAAATCTGTGGGGGGTACATGCGGCCGTTTCCATTAATAACGCCGCCTTCTTGAAGTTTTCCTGTCAAAATCATACCGCCGTCGGATATATATTTTTTCTCTTCCTCAGTCAAAAGATCCTGACATACACCACCCTCACACAATTCATAATATTCTCGTAAAAGTACTTTTGCCATTTGTTATTCCTTATTCTGCTGCTGGTGCTATTGCCCGGGCGTGTCCTCGCTGGGCCAATCCTTTAGCCGTGGCGGCTGCTGCGGTACCAAAACCCGCAAGTCGACCCGTTTGTCGAGTGAGGAACCCCTCATCTATTTCGCCGCTTTCAATCATGGCAAAGATCTCTTCTTCAATCAAAGATCGTAATTTGCTTTCAGTTATGTTCATCGTAGCTAACTCCCTTTGCAACAATGTCTAACTGGTTGAAGCATCCACTTTTGGGTCCACGTGTTTATGTTCATGTTTTATTCCTTCATCTCCAAATATCATATTAAGAATATATGACGTTCCTGATGATAACCATCCTAAAACAAAGAAGTTTACAACAGAGATGTCAAAATTAAATAGTTCTGTAAACGGAGAAAGTAACATTAAAAACCACCCTACATGAAATCCCATGCACATTGGACAAGAAACTAACTCTCCGAGTATGCCTTTGGACGGTCTCACCCTATTAAAAATTTTGCCATAAACAAGCATTTGGGTAAGACCATAGGCCGCCAATATAAAGTATAGTAATTCCATTGAGCCTCTAAAATGTGTATAAATAATTCATTGAATATGGATCTCTTATGTATCGATGATTTATGGATCCCTTCTCGGTGGCATGCGGAACTTCACCCAATTCTGTTGAGTCGGTCTTATCTGGATGAATCATCATATCATCATCCATTGAAATGATAGCCTCGGTGTTTTCGAAGTATGGGCGCTCTTCGTCGATAAAGTTTGATATATTTATCAATGCCAGCTTGGGGCCGCTAATATCTGGATTAACTGACGACTCGATGGTGCCCTCTAAAGAACCATAAAACGAACCGGCTTGAATCGATTCAGGAATTAAAATTCCCTTTTTTCTGAGAAGCGTCATTAATCGATTTTGTGCGCCATATACCAAATCGTTCATAGTTTCTTTTGGGAATACTATGACTTTCTTTTTAGAGGGTGATAGCACAATGTCAATATCGCCGTGATCAAAAATCATCACATCACCATTTAAGGATTGACGTGCATTAAGTTCAAGTCTAACCTTTTTTTCATTGGCCTTTTTGCCAATTTTAATTATGATCGACATCGTTAAATATTTCCTTAATCAATGATTGTGTTTTGAGAATGGTCATAAGCACATCATCGTTTATACCTTCGTTCTTGAAGTGTCCTAATTTTTCTAAAATTTGATTAGTCTTGTTCAGCATATCTTTATCTGCAGCAATAAAATCAATATTTCTGGATTCTGTTAATTTTTCTTTGAGGCGCGTGACTTCTTCATTAATAAACATTTTAAGTTCAAGGGCGTTATCTGTAAAAGATGTAATATAATAATTTAATAACTGGCGTTGCTCGTCCAAAAGTTCGTTATCATATTTTTCATTAAGCTTCTTGACAAATGCTTCAATTACTAAATTGTCGACAGGCTCTGCGCTGGGGGCACTATAACATAGACTCATATTTTCTATGACTACGTTTTCCAAGAGAACATGATTTCTGGGAGTTGTGGACTGTGAGAATAATTGAGATATCGTTGCTAGTGATTTATAGTTTGGAACAAAATTGTTGAAGACTGATGGGTTCAACTCCTTATTAATATCACGAATAAGGTCTGTTTGGGCTGTAAAAAGAAAATCCGCATCAATTAATTTTTTTTGACGATAAGTTTCGTGAACGATTCTCGCACAATTTTCTTTGTTAATGCCTTGATTTCTATATAGAGAGCGATGGCATTCTAGATCTTTACGAAGAACGCTGTTAAGTGGAAAGTGCTTTTTGATTAATTTAACGACGGTTTTTTTACGAGTTTCGTCTTTTTGCAAAATTGCAGACGTGCCTTCTCTAATCAAAGCTTCATAAACAAATGCCGTATTGCGTTTCTTGTTGTGTCTAATCTTCATCTTTTTGCTCCATTAGTGATTTATCTCTATTCTCCATTCCGATAAGTAAATTTCGAATTGATTCGTTAATTTGAAAAAGTTTATCTTCTTCCATAGTTTCCTCTAAACTATAAATAGATTGATCATTCTCATAAATACCTTTAGCTATAGAGGTCAGAGGAGCCATACTAGATATCTTCGCGATTTCACCGCCGATATCTCGTGATCGGCGCGAGCTTCCGCGCTTTTCTATGTTTACTTTAGCTAGTTGATTTTTAAGAAAACCAGCGTCTTCTCTGCCATCACTTCCTTTCCTTCTTCTCTTCCCTTTTGAACGATCAGTAGAGGGCGACGATCGAGAACCTGGAGGGGTGGCCAACAATCCGACTGGCGGCTCTTTTTCACCTGCGCCGGCTTCGCCGGCTTCACCGGCCGGCATCTCTTCTGGGCCGCCCAATGGCTCTTCGGGACCAAGGTCACCACCAAGGTCGCTGCCAAGGTCACCGCCACCGAAGGCGCCGGCAGTTTCGCCGGCAGCTGCGGCTTCGGCTACCGCTTGAAGAGCGGCATCATGCTTGCGATCATAATACATTTCGCGTTGATTGCGAATAAACTCTTCATGAGATATGCCAAAAACATGTTCCGAAACCCAGCGCCGAGAAAAGTAGCCTTCCGTGGCTGCTGCAGCGATGTCAAATTTTTGCTTCCAATGCTCGATTTCTTGAAGTTCTGATATTTTAGACGGATTATTGAGAGATACCCTGAAACTAATAAGATCATCACCTCTGAAGCCAAGAGTATAAAGATGAATAATTCCAATCTTTTCTAATTCATGAATAATAACTCTTTGTAATCTCTGAATGGTGCGCGAAAAGCGAATATCTTTTTGCGCCAAGGTTGTCTTATCTTCGGCTGCCCCTTCTCCCATGGCAAGGTAGGCTTGAGGAATTTTTAATGCTGAAAATAATTTATCGCGCAGATACTTTACATCATCAATTGCAGTCGTGTTGGCGCCGCCTTGAAGATTAGTAATCTCGGTGGCAGATCCAGGACGTACAGGAATAAAGTAGTCTTCTTCAATTGACATAGGATTATATCGTAAATCTACCCTACCTGATTTATTGTCAACAACTGAATGTCTTTTTAATTGTGTGACAATTTTTTCCATGTATTGTTCAACTTCATTAGGCGGAATACCGCCGACGTCGATCTTAAAGAGCCTACGTTCTGACGAACGAATTACACGATAGGCCATCATTGCATCCTCAACTAGTGTTAGTTGACGAAAAATTCTACGTGCAGGATCAAGAATGGACGTTCCGTATGGGGCATGCTTATCATTACCAAGAATTCTAAAGTGAGCGATTTGCCAGTTTTCAAAAGTCATGCCGGCAGAGTTCCATTGATATTGAATATAGTTTGGATTAGTTGAATCTTGGCCTTCCAATCTCTCAATTTCAGCCGAGGGCAATGCGATAACAGACTGAACGCCAAACTTTTCATCGATATCTAAATATAAAAAGAAATCGCCATACTTGCATAAAGTGCGCGCCCAACCAAATAAATTATATTGTAGACTTAAGATATTGTCATAAAGACTTATTAAAACCGCTTTAAGTTCCTCGTTGGGACAATGGATGTTAAGCATTGGGCGAAGATCGGAATAGGTAGTCATCTCATCAGCATATATATCCATGCTTGAAGCAATCTCTGGCATATATTCCATCTGATCAAAATCAACATAACGCTCAACACGGCGCTGATTTTGAAGAGAATTTGCAGAAATTGTGTCTAATGGATTATAAAGTGATTTCTTAAATTGCTGGCCTGACGCAGACTTAAATCTGGCGGAGAATTTATCTATATGTTGTCTTCTAATCCGACGTCCAGATTGAGAACGATAATTAATGATCGGACCTGAAAATAATCTGGTTAATCGCTTGAATAGTTCGGATTGTTTGTTGGCTGGGTTTTTTGTATTATTATTCTTTAACGGCATTTCTTTCTCACTTTATTATCCATTTATATTGACTATACAGTTGTTCTGCTTCAGACATTTTATCAAACAAATTATCTTTCTTGTAGCCATCTTGTCCTTTAATTTGTGTATTCATAGTTGTTTTAGAGGTTTTAATGGCAGCAAGAAAGGCTTTTTGATAATTTAAATCTCTCGCACTACCTTGTATTGCTGTGTCCCTTACCCAGCACGCGATTGCTAATGCCATAATTAAATCATCATTGTAACCTTTCATTGCTTGGGGTCGACCGTTCCTCCAAATAAAAGTCTTCATCTCGTTAATCGTACGAGATGAATATACTTTAATTAGTTTATTTCTTATAAACTCCTCTAATTTTGCGATGATGAGCGGTCGAGTCTTCATCGATGTCGTAAATCCTGGCACGGCACTGTTCCTATATTCTGCTTGATGTTGTTCAATGTATTCGTGAGTTGATTTAATGGAGTGGTAAACGTTCGGATATTGATGTTCTATTAACTTATCTAAAACTGAAAATCCAATATTGTTGTTCTCGACTACCAACATAGCATTTCCAAACTCTCGACCAACTTGATTGAGCATATTGGCATACATATCAATTGTTGGTTTTCCTTGATATTCTCCAACGCACTCTAATGTTTCTAGCTTCACAATATGAAATGTTGAGTAGTCTGCGCCGTCACCTCTAGATACATCCGCAACTATCAAATAATTACAAGACGGATCAAATTCTTCCCAAATCCAAAAATTTCTGTCGAACCCGGTGCGGTATTTTGGCTCTTTAACTGTGGACAATAAATATTCCATACAATCTGAATCAATAACTGTTTCGCCAGATGTATTAAAACTACACTCTAGTTCTTGTGCGATTTGACGCTTTGACATATTTCTGGTTTCTTTCCTGTACCAAGTCTCGTCTCTATCGGGGTGGACATCCCAAGTTAATGTTGTTAAATGAAAGTTGTTTGAGCCGGCTTCTGAGTCGACACAGATTTTGTGGAACCAATTCCCAACACCGTTGGGAGTTGATAATGCAATGCAACGTCCACCGGTTGATAACGTCGGATATAGGCCAGTCCAGAGTTCTTCAAGATTCTCGATGTGAGCCGCCTCGTCTAATACAAGCAGAGATAGTGCTTCAGAACGGCCGGCATCGCCAGAGGTAGAGGCTGCCTTTATAGACGAGCCATTAGAAAGTTCGAATGATGTACGGTTATCGACACTAATTGTTGCAATTTTTAACCAATTGGGAAGATTGCGCATGATGCTTTTCACCTTCTTAACAAGATTCCCGGCGGTTGCAAATTTGGTTGCCATAACAAGAATAGCTTTGTCACGGTGAAATAGCATCATCCAGACGACGTATCCTGCTGTAATCGTTGAGATTCCAAGCTGTCGTGCTTTTAAGATTACGTT